TGAAGGTGGTTTCGATGATTACGTCGAACGCTTTGACACTTAATGGCATACAAATTTAGAGCAGATAGAACGCTCAGTAGAGCATTCAGAGACTTCAGTATTGGGTTCAAAGCGCATCCCAATACTGAAGATTTTTCTGTTGTGAAGAATGAAAATGCTATCAAGCAATCGATAAGAAATCTCGTCTCTACAGGTATGTACGAGAGACCATTTCAACCTGGTGTCGGATCACGACTCAGAGAAATGCTCTTTGAACCTTATGATGTATTCCTTGCTGAAGACCTGAAAGAAGAGATAACCAACGTTGTGACTAGGTTTGAACCTAGAGTTATTCTTAATGAAGTACGTGTACTCCCAGGGGAGAATGAGAACTCCTTAAATATAGAGGTAGATTACACGATTGTTGGTGAAACCCTAGTACAAACAGTTGACTTCCTCTTAGAGAGAACGTAAGAAATGGCAGCAATTCCCTCCAATTTAACATCTCTGGATTTTTCAGAGATTAAAGAATCAATCAGATCCTACCTCAGAACTAGAACTGAGTTTACTGATTATGATTTTGACGGATCTGCTGCGTCCTATCTGTTAGACGTACTGTCATATAACACTTATTACGCTGCGTTTAACGCCAATATGGCAATGAACGAAGCATTTCTTGAATCGGCAACAATTAGAGACAATGTTGTCAAAATTGCGAAGCAACTTAATTATACACCAAGATCTATCAAAGCTGCAAAAGCTTGTTTGAATTTTGCAGTACAGACACAACTTATTGGTTCGAGCACATCATTTCCTGCTACTGTAACCCTTCCTGCTGGTGATACCTTCGTATCTGCCGTAGATGGACAGTCTTTCCTGTTTACATTGCCTCAAGACATCGTACAGGCAGTAGATCAGCAGACTGGTATTGCATCATTCCCAAAAACAGTTGTATATCAAGGAAATCTGCTATCATACAAGTACACTGTAGAGGACGTTAAGAAGCGTGGATATGATATTCCTGTGGATTCTGTTGATACAGATCTGCTTTACGTTAGTATTTCTCCTAATGCTCAATCAGAAGAGATCGACACGTACAATAGGATTACTGATATTGTTAGAGTTGACGGTACTACTCGTGGTTATTTTCTAGAAGAGACTGATGACTTGAGATATAAAGTCATCTTTGGTGATGGCATCATTGGTAGAGAATTGATTGCTGGTGAGGTCATTAGATTCAAGTATGTACGTACAGATGGACCTGTTGCTAACGGATGTAAGAAGTTTACTTTCATCGGTCGTGCTATAGACAATACTGGTCGTCTTATACCCTCCGCTAACATCTCTTTAACGACCGTAGACGCCTCTCAAGACGGTGAGGATGGGGAAGAGGTGGTAAGCATCAAATTTAACGCTCCTAGAGCGTTCTCAGCGCAGAACAGAGCGGTTACAGAGTCTGATTACGAATATATCACTAAGATGGTATATCCTCAGGCACGTTCTGTAGTGGCGTACGGTGGTGAAAGACTGTCTCCACCCATCTATGGTAAGGTCTACGTTGCTGTCAGGACTAAAAGTGGTGCAGCATTGAATGAGACAACTAAAAAGCGCATCAAAAACGACCTTCTGAAGTATTCGATGGCGGCAATCGAACCAGTCATCATCGATCCTACTACTCTATACATCCGTCCGAAGTCTTATGTCTTCTTTGACGGTACTGCAACTAATCTGTCTAACAACGAGATGGCATCTAGGGTGCTTTCTGCGATTGATCAATACAATACTCAGGGTTCTGCCAACAGATTCAACGGCAGAATCGACACATCCGCCTTCCAGACGATGGTGGACAACTCAGATAACGCTATTGTGGGCAACCAGACCTCAATGACGCTTGGTTTGAACATTGAAGGGTTCCCATTTGGGTCAACTTTCACAAAATGCGTTGATTTCGGTAATGAAATCGTCAATCCAAGCGATATTTCTGGCGGAACCACTGGATCTGGTGACGGATCTGGTACTTGCGACCCGAAATTCTCTTCCGTTAAGTCTGGTACGTTCTATTCGACTGGATATACCGAAAATCTCCTCGATTTGGCGGTTCAATCTCAACAGTTGACTACAAATTCGGTTTTGAGCACCAGTACGTTCATTGATAATGATACTTCGGCACTTCTTCCCGTAAACGTACGTGATGATGGTCGTGGCGAACTGATTATGGTCTCGAAACTTGACGAAAAAGAAGTTATCCTTAAAAAAGGAGTCGGAACAGTCAATTATAAGAGTGGTGAAGTCTGCCTTGGACCTGTAAACGTTGCTAGTACGCCAGACGGCACAAATAGAATTCCTATTACTGCTTTGGTTGCATCTGCAAACGTAAATATCGGTACAGGTGTTGATCCTAACATCTTTAACCCTCAGGTTATTACGATCGACTACACCATTGATGGAACTTCAGTTCCCAACTTCGATCCGTTCGACTTTACAGCAATTAACTTCGACGGAACTCCGATAAATATCATTGATTATCCGACGACAGTGTTTGAGTTCCCAGAATTCGACGCTTGCTTCTAACCAGACAGCAGAATACGAAGAATGAAGTCAATTAAGGTATCCCAGCGCGTAAAGGACCAGATTCCTGCCTTTATCAAGGAAGAGGATCAGTCTTTTGTAGATTTAATAGTACAATACTATAAATCGCAAGAGAAATCTGGCAAGCCGTACGATATTCTTAATAATATCCTCTCATATACCGATATTAGTTCGGGTGAATACGATCCAAACTTTATTGGGTCGGAATCTGTCGTTCTGAACCGAGTAGGACCTACAGATAACAACATTACCGTTGAAAATATTGATTATTTTCTAGAGAAAGACGGTACGATCAAAATTGATAATGAAATCATCTATTATGAGGAAATAACCAGGTCTCCTGAAGTTGTTTTCACTCCTGGTGTCAATCTTCTTGAATTTAACAAAAAGATCCAACAATTAGAGAATATCAAGACTCTGTTTGATGGTTCACGTACTCTGTTTCCACTCAGACTGCTTGGAACGCCTATTACTCCTGCAGGAGTGGAGTATCTGCGTGTAATTGTCAATGGAATTCAACTAGAACCCAATGATGATTACTTCTTGGAAGGATCTAACATCCGTTTCCAAACTCCTCCCGTAATTATTCAAGGTTCCACTGCTGCTACTAGCATTGAGTACCTTATTGGTTACACCAGTGTGCCAGTTCGTAAATTGGACGAACTTACAATCACTACTGCTATTCAAGATCAGTTGATTTATCATCTGACACTGAATACTCAACCATACTTCCCACTGTCCACCGTTTCTTGCTTGGTTGCAGTGAATGGTGAGGTAAAAACACCGTTTGTTGATTATACGGTGTTCAATGATAAAATTATCTTCAAATCTATTCTCAGCATCGATGATGTATTAACCGTACGTGCTGTAGAACTGATTGCACCTGAATTTGGTAAAGGTGCTGTAGCAATTAGTAAAGTTGAGAACGGACAAGTAAAAGACATCATCGTTAAAGATGGTGGTAGTGGTTATCGTATCAATTTCACTCCAAAAACAACTATTCTCACTCCTGCAGATACTTCAGGAGAAAATGCGACTGCACAAGCACTCGTTAATGGTGTTAAAGATATTAGTCTGATTGACGGTGGTCAAGGTTACACTTCCACAAATCCACCCCTAATTGTCTTCGATGAACCAACAGATCCTTCTGGAGAAGTCGCAAAAGCAACTGTAACTGTTGACGATACTACTGGTCAGGTAACTGGTATTAACGTACAGTCATCTGGATCTGGATATGACTCCATTCCGTCAATTTCTTTCGTTAATCCTGGTGGTGCTAAGATTAGCGACTCTCAAATTGATGCAGATGGGTCTATTGTACCTGGTTCCATCACGGTCACTGACGGTGGACTTCGTTATGCAAATCCACCAGCAGTCTACATCGATCCTCCGTCTGAAGACGCTGTAAACCCAATTTCCGCTTCTGCAGTAGCAACTCTTGATGATGTTGGTAGAGTAAACGGAATTACGATCATTTCTCCTGGTAGGGGATACACTTCTGCGCCTAGATGCAGAATTATTGATCCTATTGGCGCACAAATCCTCGATGTTTCTGTAACTGGCGGAAAACTTACAAATATCGAACTTCTGACTGGCGGAACTGGTTATACAGATGCGCCTTCAGTGTACATTGTTGATAATCGCAAGGATCTGTCTGGTAATCCCATTGGTGGCACTGGCGCAACTGCCGTAGCAACAATCTTCAATGGAGAGATTACTGACATCAATATTACCAGTTTTGGCGATGGATATTCCGAAACTGAACCTCCTACAGTCTTCATCGCGGAACCGAAGGCAGCTGCGGCGTCTTGTGACGTTGGTTTCGGTGAAATCACTGGTTTCACTCTACATTCTCACGGTAAAGACTATCTTCCTTCCCAATTTAAGAATTGTAAGAGAGGAGTTTCTGGTGTAACCAGTTTTGACATCAAAGGCAATCAAATCTACACAACAGAAAGTGATTCTATTCAGTCTTCTCACGAAGCTGGAGCAGTAATCCATAATCTAGATTCGCTTTTTGCTAAGAACCTGTATCAGCGTTTTGTTAATCAATTCCTTCCTAATACGGAAATTGATTACACTAAAGTAAATGCTCCGCAAATTATTAAGTCTATTAAAGACTTTTACTTGGCAAAGGGCACAAAGACTGCTACTGAATACCTGTTTAAGGTTCTTTTCTCCGAAGATATTGATGTCTCATATCCAAAAGACGAGCTGATTAAACCATCTGCCGCAACTTGGAGCGTTGAGACGATTCTTCGTGTTGAGTTGATGTACGGTGATCCACGTGATATTACTGACTCACAGTTGTTCCAGTATATGGACGCTGTTGATACTAATGTTAAAAATGCAACCTGTTTGGTTGAAAACGTTATTGCTATCAATACTGGTGTTGGTACAATCTACGAATTGTCAATTTCCGAAGAAACTCTTGAGGGTAAGTTCACAATTCCCTACAAAACGACTCTCGTAGAACCAATCAATCAAACTGACTCAATCATCACTGTTGACTCTACTATTGGTTGGCCAGAAAGAAATGGCATCATCCTTTTGGGTGATAATGAAGAAGTTCAATATAAGGAAAAATCACTTAACCAGTTTATCGAATGTACTCGTTCTAAGAACGGTATTGTAGAAGATTGGGATGCTGGTACTGAAATCTATTCAGATATTTTCTGCTATATCAACCGTGGTCTTGATAATGAAGTCAAGATGCGTATTCTTGGTATTGCTGAGGCAACTGGTACGGTTCTCAATGATACTGGTTCGTATTATCTTCCTAGCGATAAACTGAATGTTGCATCTCTTGGATCATCTTCTATTGACAAAAAGATCACCTCTTGGTTGTATAACGTCAAAAAACTGATTCAGGTTATCAATATTGAACCTGGTGGTCTCAATAATCAAACTGCAACTGTATATACTACTAACAAGCACGGTCTGCTGGTTGGTGACTCTGTAACCATTTACGGTGCTAACCCAACCGTCTTTAACGGTACGTTTGAAGTAACTTCACGTATTAGTGACACTATTTTCTCATATCAGATTGTTGCCCCTGCACCTAATGCACCTCAGGGTAATATCCTGATGTCTGTTGACTTGAACAAAGGCAAGTCTGATGTTGATAGTATCAACTCTTCGATTAAAGATTATACAACTAACGTACAGAACACATTCTTCAACAGCAATTACGCTTATATTGCAACAACTGGTATTCCCAACTATAAGGTTGGTCCGTTTATTGGATCCGCACTTCTTCCTGGTAACCAGCGTAAACTGTCTCGTTTCCCTCTGACAGTTGAGACGGTTTCTCGTCGTGAAGACATTACTTTTGGTCCTATTGGTTCTTGGGTAAACGGTGTTTCTGCGTGGTCTTATAAATCACAAACAAAAATTCAGTTTGGTGGTATCACCAGTATCGATATTACCGATTCTGGTACTGGATATGATGCTGCAAACAAACCCGCTATTGAAATCACTGGTGGCGGTGGATCTGGTGCATCTGCAGAAGTTACCGTTAATGGTTCACTCTTCTCAGTAGATGTCACTTCTGGTGGTACTGGTTATTCGTCTTCTCCGCTCGTTTCCATTGTTGGTGGAGGTGGTTTTGGTGCAACTGCAACTGCAGTTATCACCAATGGTGTTGTAAGTAAAGTTCTGGTTGAAACTCCAGGTGAAGGGTACACTTCCGCACCTACTGTGTCTATTTCTGGTGGTGGTGGATCTGGCGCAACTGCAACTGCGGAAGTTAGAGGTCCAATCAAATCTATTGCATTGACTGCACCTGGTTCCTCATACACAACTTCACCTAATATTAAACTGAACTCTGGTGAAGGTGCGGTTGCACAACCAATCATTATTAATGGTCGTATTGTATCGATCGCTATTATTGCTTCTGGTGATGGATATACATCTCCTCCACGTGTTGTGATCAATGGTGAAGGTTATGGTGCTGTTGGTAAAGCAATTATTGGTCAGTTTGGCGAAGATAAAGGAAAGGTTCTTGGTGTTACCGTTGAAAACCGTGGTATCGGTTATGCAACTGGTACAACTACTATCCGTCTCGAATCCATCGGTGAACTAGCAACATTCAAGGCAAATGTGTTCGAGTGGACTCGTAACCTTGAATCTGAACTTGATGGTCTGCTTGACCCTTCTCGTGGATATGTCTTTGCTGGATACAACACACAGTACGGTGGTGAATATGCTCACCTCTCCGATCCTAAGCAACTGAGATACGTCCTTGGTGATAACGTCTTCCGTGATCCTGCATCTGGTAACCTCAAAGAACTTGAGACAGGTCTTAAGCACTCTCCAATCATTGGTTGGGCATATGATGGTAACCCCATCTATGGTCCTTATGGTTACATTGATGCTGCTGACCAGTCTTCTGGTATCAAGAGAGTTGTATCTTCTTACAGAATCAAACCAGTTCTTCTTTATGATGCAGATACAAACCCCAATCCTGTCCGTGCTGATGGTCCAGTCCTAGCGACATATCCTGCTGGATCTTTCATTGAAGATTACGAATATGTCTTCCAACAGGGTGATCTGGATCAGTACAATGGTAGATATTGTAAGACACCTGACTATCCAGAAGGAACGTACGCTTATTTCGTTGCTATTGACGCATCAGAGGCAGGTCTTCCTGTCTTCCCATATGTTTGTGGTCCTCAGCTGTATTCTACTCCCGATAAGTGGAACTACGACCAAGATGCAATCCAAACCAACATCCCTACAGATGTTGTTAGATTCCGTGATCCCTATCAAGATGTTGATATTGACATTGATCGTCAACCAAACGCTGATACCGATAACCTGGTAACTGAATTTGGTGAGACCTTTATCTTCGAGATTGAAGATACTAATAGAGATGGTGTTATCCAAGATGATGAGTCTCTTGCAACTATCTCAATTTCCGAAGAGCCCGTGCTGCAACTCTTCGATTACTACCCTCGTGTTTCGACTAGATCTCAGGTTGATATTGAGATTGATACCACTACCAAGTTTGAGGATGCTCAAATCAGTGGATTCGTAGTTGAGAACCCAGGTAGGTCTTATAAAGTTAACGATAAACTGTATTTTGATAATACCGATACTGGTGGTTATGGTGCTTCGGCAAAAGTTGATTCTGTTAAAGGTATCGACATCGCAGCATACAGTTCATACATCGATGAGGATCATCCGTACGGTCGAATCACTACAACTGGTGAGCACGATCTGAGGGCAGGTGATGTTGTTATTGTTGATAGTATCCCTATTGTTGATCAAACCAACAAAACTTTCAGAGTTAAGGTTGTTTCTGGTGTTGAGCGTGTAACTGTTGCCCAAGAAGGTCTTGGTTATTCAGAAGATATTCCTCCTTCCTATGAGGTTGTTAGTGGGTCTGGTCAGGACTTTGCACTCTCTATTACAAGAGAAGAGTCTGGCGCTGTCAAGAAAGTCGATATTATTAACTCTGGTTCTGATTACGATAAGGAGAATCCTCCTGAAATTCGTGTTTCGCACCCACAGAGATTTAAGAAAGCACAGTATGCACTGTCACTGTTGAGAGAAACTACTAGCGGTCAGAATCGTATCGCTAAGATTCACGATGTTGCTATTGCAGATGATCGTACATTCTACGTTGTTGGACAAGCAGATGATCCTGATGGCGATTCAGGTGGTCTGATTGCTAAGTTCAACAGCGATGGTAGATTGCTGTGGACACGTACGATGATGCCTCTGGCACCTGCCACAGGTGATAAGGATTGTGTCTTCAAGAGAATCTTCGTAGAGAATACAACTCCACACAACATCTACGTTGTTGGTGAGACTATTCCTAATTCTACCAACCTTAATTACAACCCCGATCTGGTTGTTGCTAAGTACAGATCTGGTTTTGATGGATTTAACAATCCAACTGCTGTTCCTGTATGGCAGCGTGAAATTGCTGGTATCTCTGGCGCAACTCGTCGTGATTATATCAATGGTGTTGCTCTAGATGATGATGGTCAGATTTACATCGGTGGTACTACCGATACCAACTCTCCAAGTCCCGATGATATGTGGATTGGTTTGTTGGATATTGATGGTGCAATGAAAGAAAAGCGTAAGATCTGTTCTGCTGCTGGTAACGAAACACTGACAGATCTTAAGTATATTGGTAACAACACCACAGTATTTGTTGGTATTAGTGATCCTACTGGTGTTGGTAATATCGTTATTGGTGAAACGTACTATGATACTGCAACTATTGAGGTAACTTGGAGTAGACAGTTCTCCAATCCTGGATTTAGATATTCTGATGCAAGCATCACTATTGATGAATATGGTTCTAGATATGTAACTGCAACTGTTACTAATATCTCCAGTGGTGATAGAGTCGGCGTCTTGTATATGAAGTTTAATGCTTCAGATACTAAGACTCCTGCAGTTGTTAAGATCTTTGCTCCTACTGGTACGTTTGAAGACATTCACTCTACTGGTGTTAAGTTTGACATCTTTGGTAATATTGATGTTGGTGCGTACGTTAAGTATGCGTTTAATGATCACCGTGGAATTATCTTTAAGGTTTCCTGGACAACTAATAATGTCATTACCGCTGCACACCTGAAACAGGAAAGTGGTATTGGATTCAAACCAACTGGTATTATTAATGATAACTCTGGTGACACCATTCTGGTTGGTAATAAAATTGAAAGTAATGAAATTGGTATCTTCGATTTCGACACATCTGTTGATGGAGATGCGACTTACACTAACGATTTGACAAAAACTTGGGCAGTTGCACCAAGTCTTGATAATACTAAGTACAAGTATGGTACTCAGTCAGTCTTTACTGGTGGTGCGGCAACATCTTTGATGCTGGATTATGGTACGGCAGATAAAGCAGAAGCGTACACTTGTGAAGCTTGGTTTGCTATTCAGACATCACAGTACAATGCACAGTCCTCCAAACCAGTTCTGTTTAGAGTTCAACCTAATACTGGTAACCCTGTAGTATTGTCAGTAGATGGCGATTCCACAAGTCCCAATTTTGGTAAGTTGGTTTTGGAATTGGGATCTAACACATACTATTCAACCACTACTGCTAACTGGACTGCATTTAACGCCCAAGAATTTGTCCACGTTGCTTTGGTCAAATCTTCTCCTGGTGTTGGTAACTACGTCTATAAGGTGTTCTTGAATGGTACTGAATCACTCAGTATTACTAGCACGACTGTAGACACTAACCTGCAAGAGGTTCTTGTCGGTGGTTTGCAATCCCCTGCTGTTGTTACATCTCTTGGTGGATGGATTGATAACTTGTCAATTTCCACTTTGGTTAAGTATGACGCTGCATTTACCCCTGCACAGGCAGTTGGTAGTAATAAAGAAGTTTCTGCATTCACATTCAAACTGGATCGTGAGCAAACTAAGGTCGGTACCTTCACTCTCAACACAGTTGAGCAGGGTATGCAGATTAATGTTGCTGCAGCAACCAATGCTTTCACATATAACACTCACGTAGTTTCTTCTGGTGATTGGGCTCTTGGACCTGCTGGTATCCAAATCCTCGATTACGGTGATGTTGTTTCCAACAATGTTGAGGGTATCTTCGCATTTACTTCTACAGAACAAACTTACGAAACCAGAACTGCAACTGTACCAACTCCTTTGGGTACAAAAGTTCTATTGAGTACCACAGTTATTCCTAAGTTCTATCTTAGAGATGCACAATACACCAGTATTGATGCTGTTAAGACAGTAACGTTTAATCAACCAGCTACTTTTACCAAGGGATCTATTCTCCAACAATATCAGACTATTGGTGGTCAAGATGTGATTTCTGCGTACGGTACAATCGTTGAAACTGGTACCAATTCAGTAAAAATCGGTAAGATCATTGGTAACTTTGATACCCAGAAAAAACTTAAGTCTACCGCAAATGATTTGAATACCATTGCTCAGGTATTCAATGTAGAAACAACTACCCCTGAGTGGTCAGAGAACTTCTCTTATACCACTGGTGATGTTGTATATGCTAGTGGTAAAATCTATACTGCAACTTCTACTGGTGTATCTGGTCCTACCAAACCCGTACATAACGTCGGTACAGTTTCTGATGGTAATGTCAACTGGGCATTTACTTCAGTTGCTGGTACTTTCAATGTTGATATTAACAATACAGCGTACTCTGGTGGAACTCTTGCACAATATGCAACTTGGAAAGAATTTAGTCCAACTGACTATATCATCAGAATTGATGAAATCTATAGCGATTCTGTTTACATTAAGGGCGACACGATTGATGCTGCCGCTGTTGGTCTTGTACTGACATTTGATTCTACCCACAAGATTGCAACATTTGCTGGTCTGGTTGGCGTTAAGAAGTTTACCTTGACATCCAATCTCGATAAGGATGTCATTCCTAACGCTGCTCTCGCATTTACAGATCTCGTATATTGCTCTTCTAGCACTAAAAACAACTTTGAAGTTAATGAAATCATCTTCGTTGAAGGATTCACAACTACAGAGTACGCTGGTTCATTCTTTGTTCAGGAAGTCTTCAGTAGCAGAGAATTTACTTATAAGTTGAGATCCACTGCTGTTCAAGATCCCACTTTTGAAAGCAATAGTATTGGTAGTGTAAACATCTACGCTAAGCACCCCAAACTTCTGTTCGTACGTGGTCATCAGTATATCTTTGACTTGGATGATGTTTCCAACCTTGGATACTTTATGTCCTTCTCGAAGGATAACCAGTACAAACTGGAATATCCCTTCGTGAACATCGTTAGAGAAGGTATTCCTGGACTGACCGACCAGACATCTCCCAAACCTCTGGTCAAGTTTATCGTTAATGAAGATGTTACCAACATCTCCTACTACTTCGATCCCTCTAGAACCACTCCTGATACTTCACCTGTCAGTGATACATCCTTTATTGACGTTATCCAGACTCCATATAAGGGTACGTTTACAGTAAACAATATCATCAGTGATACCGAGTTTAGTTTCCCCTTGCTCAATGAGCCTGAGAAATCTAATGCACCTCTGGGTACAACTGAAACTGGTCTTACTAGAGCGTCGTACTCCACGACCTCTACCAAGGCAATCGGACCCATCTCTGCTATTAAGCTCGTTAATCCAGGTGGTTTCTATCAAAAACTGCCTATCGTTACCGATATTGCATCCAACAGAGAGATTGAAAAAATCCGTATCACATCTGGTGGTACCGAATATGTAAATGGCATCTATTACAACGTACCTATTGCTGGTGATGGTGAAGGCGGTCTCTGCAATATTACTGTTGCAGACGATGGTGAATTGCTTGGAACTATCACAAATGTTGTTCTGACATCTGCTGGTAAAGGTTATACCACAGCATCTATCGACATTGATGCTATTCCTGGCATTCTTGGACCTCTGCTTGCTGGTTCTGGTGGTGATTTGGAAGTTGTAATTCCTGATGAAGGTTCAGGTGCATCCGTCTTCCTGCAAGGTACAAGCATTGGTAAGATTAAGAAACTGAAGAACAACGAATTCGGTTTCGGTTATTCTCACGATTATACTCTGAGACCCGAAATTACATTCCCCGTAAACCTTCAGTTGTTTAACACCGCTATTCTGTCGGAAATCAAGATCACTAATCCTGGTTCTGGTTATACCTCTGTTCCTAGAGTTGTGATCGAAGGTGGTGGCGGTACAGGTGCTGAAGCAGAAGCAATCGTCAAGAACAACAGACTTTCTGAAGTTATCATCAAGAATCCTGGTTCTGGTTACTCTTCTGAACCTACTGTTACCCTGAAGTCTGAATTTAACTACGTTGTTAACCTTGACTTGGGTTATCTGCAGTTTAACTTCCCGCACGGTATTACTACTGGTGCTGCTGTTCAGTTGAGAGCAGAAGATCTTGGTTCTACGGTTGGTATTCTGCCGAAACCGAGTTCTGCAGGTTTGGTTAGCTTGAGCAGTAATACAACGTACTATGCAATCGCAGGTTCTGCTAACTCTCTGGAACCCGACCAGTTGAGAATTGCTCTGACCAGAGTTGATGCTGAGTCTGGTAACTTCATCACATTCCTGACACAGGGTGAAGGTCGTCAAATCCTTCTTACCGAGGTGTTTGGTGGTGTTGCTGAGGCAATCGTTGAGACTTCACGCTTCCTGAAGGGTGAACTGGTTTATCAGGGTAACAGCATTGAGACTGCAACTGCAACTGGTTATGTTTCCAATAACGAAGGTTGGCAGATTGGTCCTCGTATCCTGAAACTCGAAAACTATACTGGAACTTGGGTAAACGGCAATCGCGTTACAGGTCAGGTGTCTCGTGCATCTGGTTTGATCGATAACCTCTCTATCGCACGTGGTACGTTGAATATCGACTCGATGACTACCACAACTGGTCAGTTTATCGACGACGTTGGTAAACCTTCTGAGATTGTCCAGAAACTTCAAGACTCCTACTTCTATCAGAACTTCTCTTACGTCATTAAGTCTCAGACTCCTATTAATGAGTGGAGAAAATCAATCCTCGAAACGAACCACCCTGTTGGTTTCAATATGTTCGGTGAGCTGTCACTGAGTGCTGGTAAGGATATTTCTGGACGTAAAGTTATTTCTGACCTTGTTAAAGAGGTTAATATCTTTAGTTCCACTGATATTAACAAGATTACATCGTTTGCAAACTCGCAACCGATCTATACTGAGTTCAATAATACTGAAGTTTTGTTCAGACAAAAGCGTCTGACCAACTCTGAGGAAATTTTGACCTCTATCGTTAAGAAACTGGATAACATTGATAGTGATTTCAATGGTATCAAAACTCAGTTCCCTCTGAGTGTTGAGGGTGAATCGGTTACTGCAACTGATGATCAGATGCTGATTCTTCTGAATGGTGTTGCACAGTCACCAAGCATTTCCTTTACAACTGCTGGTCCTAGCATCGTCTTTAGTGAACCGCCTAGAGCACCTTCTAGAATTAAGTTCCGTACGGTTGAGTACACCCAAATGGGTATTACTCGCTTTACATTCAGTCTAACTGCAGGCATTTTCCCATCTGCTGGTAAGATCGTACGTTCTCTTCAGAATGAAGGAACTGCAACTGTCATTGACTCTGGTACTGACTACATTGATGTGGTTAATGTTGAGGGTACATTTGCCATCAATGACAATGTTTTGTCTTCCGCTACTGGATTTGACGGTGTTTTGAGTTCTGTTACTAACCTAACAAGCAAAACTATCTTTGAACAAGGTGAAACAATCAGAAACTTGGCGGGTAATTTTGCTGTTATTGAAGAAAATAACCTCACCGATGGTAATATTACTACCACTTTGCTCGTTTCACGTACTTCTGGTACTGCAGAATTTGAAACTGGCGACTTCAACCTGAAATTCAACGATATTATCTACTCTGCTAGATCAAATATCGCTGCAACCATCACTGTTATCGCTCCTTATCAGGATTCTGTCAGTCAGCAAATCATTGATACGGTTGATTTGTCTCCTCCGTCTACATTCTTTGGTCTGGTATTCCAGCGTGTGCCGTCTATTACCTTCCCGAACGTTGTTTTGGACAACATTTCGGAGACTGTTATCAATCCTTCCGAACTGTACGATCCTGAGACTGCAAATAACCAAGATTTCCTCGACTTTGAAGAGGTCAGAAACCAGGAAATCCGTTATAACTACCTGACTGGTTCCCAATTCGCTGCTGGCGACCATATTCGCAACAAGAAAGTCTACTTTAACAACTCTTCTCTGAGAGGTGTGGACGATCAGCGTTCTTATGATGCTGCCAACTTGATTCGCAAGAATGCACGTTTCATTGCTGAAGAAGCGGTAGGCATTATGTTGGATTACTTCCCATCATTTACTGTTCAATCTGTTGGTGGTAATCGCGATTGCCAGGATGATATTGTTGACATCCTTAATGTTGTTGCATATCAACTGGAATATGATGGCAACTCTGAAGTTTGGGATGCTGCTGCGACTTATGTTCAAGGTAATAGCGTTTATCACCTTGATGGCGCAGTTGCTCAAACAGTGTACGCTTTCGAGCAAGCACGTGATCTTGCAATCAAGTGTGTTAGAAACATTCCCCACACCGCAATCTGGACAACTCTTCAGCAGTATATCGATAACACAATTACTCAAGAATTTGATGAGGTAAGCAACAGCCACGCTGATGCTCGTGATCTGATCCTTGCGAACAAGTGGTTCATTGCTCACGAAGCACTTCATCACGCTAAGGTTGTCAATCCTTCTCTGAACGTACCTGGTGGAGACAACAACTGCTTGTCTGACATCGTGGATATGTTGGAAGCGATGACTTATAACCTGGCACACGGTGGCAACAACTTTGTTTATGATGCAACCAGGAAGTATATGGTTGGTGCTCACGTTGCTGGTTATGAAGATGACACAGTAACTGCATTCAATAAGGCACGTGATCTGGCGATTGATGCGATGAGAAATGTCGCTATCACTAAAGCAGGTTCACACGGTTGGAACCAGATTACTGACAGCACTATTACTGTTGATACTGGATCCCCTGTTTGTGCAGCGGTTGCATCCTCTATCACTACCCTGATGGGTATTGCTACTGGTGCTCTTGGTACCACAGCATCTCCTGGCACCCTGGCAAACTTTGAGTCAACTTATACCAGAACTGTTCCAACCACTGCTCTTAATGGATATGCAGATGGTTGTGTCAGCCAGGTATCTGCTATCACAAACTTTATGAGGATCATCACTGATACTCTTGAGGATCCCACTGCTGCTGATCCCGCTACTTATCAGTGGGGTATCGGTAACGTACCTCGTATTGAACCAGCATATGCGTTCCAAGATGCTGAAACACTGCGTTGCACTAAGCACGCATATCAGGACAAGTCTTCTGGTGGTTTCTTCGTCTTTGGCAACACTGTTAAAGGTATTACTTCTGGTGCAACCTATGAAGTTATCGGTTCTAATGCTGGTAACAAGTGGATCTATTCCAAGGACATCACTGGTGTCCTGCAAGTGGGTGAATATATCACCAACTCTAGATTGACTTATGCTAATACCACTCAGGACAAACTTACTTATAAGACTGATCACGGTTCACTGAAATTCTCTGGAACTGGATCAACGGTTTCCTACCCTGCTTCTAACAAAGTTGCATTCGGAGAAGGTGATTACACTATTGAGATGTGGATTCGTCCTGGTACTGTTTCTGGTATTCAACGTCTGATTGATACACGTACGGCATCTGGAACCACTGCATTGACTGTATATCTGAATGGTACTTCATTGAGGTTGGGTATTGGTACTTCTGATGTTATTACTGCGAACGCTGCCGTTGGAACTGCTAATCAGTGGTACCACATTGCAGTATCACGTGCCTCCAACGTTACTAAGTTGTTTGTTGGTGGTCAGCAAGTTGGTTCAGATTATACTGATAATAATAACTACAGTACAGATTTACCAATTTATGTTGGTGCATCTTTCTCTGGTTCCAATCCTTTGACAGGTTGGGTAGATAATCTGATTATCCGTAAAGGAATCGCGACGTACTCTTCTACGTTTACTCCCCCCATCGTATATGATTCGGATGATGTGAATGAAGTGTTCTCCTTGTTGGGTGAAGCACCATTCCCAATGGAAACCGAAGCAGTCTTTGCTACGTACGTTTCGCATACAATTTCTTCTGCTACCGCAGATGAAGTTGAACTTTGGAGATCCGAAATTACCACTGAGGGTGTTGACCTGGGTCGTCAGGCATTTAGAGATTGTGCTGAGGTTATTCGTAAGAACATCAACTGGATTGCTGAAGAGGCAGTTGGTCGCCTAAGAAATCGCTATCCTGATTTCGTTATCCCAGGTGACGGTGGTATGACTTACGCAGGTGAAAATGTATGTCTTCGCGATACTAAGTCTTACATCCTTCCCGCTATCATCGATGATATGATCTCTGGCGGTAATTACAACACCACAGTTGTTGCTAGAGCATACATTGAAGGATCTGGTGCTTTGCAGCACATTGGTGGTGAGCAACTACAATCCATCTACACTTGGCGTGAAGTTGCAAAACTCTGCGTTGATGTAATTACTCTGGATGAGACTAATCTGGCTGGCACATACTCTACTGGCGTACGTGTACCTAATTACTTTGCTTCTCCTGCAGCACAGAACATCCAAGATTTCATTATGAATACTGTTGATGATCTACTGGATGTGATCGGTCCTACTGGTCACCGCTTCCGCGATGGTGCTGATGCTATTTACTTTAACCGTCAGTTCATCGCTGAAGAAGCAGTTGGATACATCGAAGACAAGTATGTCATTACTGTTGGATTCTCTACAGTTAACAAACTGCAGATCCCCAATAGAAACAAGTGCATTCGTGACCTCAGAGACCATATTCTCCCCGCTATTGGTGGTGACCTGGTAACTGGTGGTAACTTTGAGACCAACGCAATGATTGATAAGTATCTGGATAACCAGACCAATATCAATTACGTTGATACCGAACTCCTGGCAATGCTCGATTCTATCGAATATGCCAAGATGCTTGCTGAGAAGGCAGTACAAGGTCTTCTGATCGGTAGAAATGAGAACCCTGCTAACGTTGCTGCAGACTTCTCTGATTATTATCAGGGACAGTGGTCTGATGCTACCGTTTACAGAGATCACACTGTAACCATCGATCCTAAGGCATATACTGGTAGTGACAGAGATCTTGACACTGCTGATATTTTGCTCCGCAATGCTAGAGGTATTGCTGCTGAGGCAGTTGATATTACAACTAAGACTTCTGCATTCAAGCACAACGGATTTAAGGTTCCTGGCGGTAAAGTCAACTGTGAGGATGACGTTGTTGACATTCTTGAAGCGATGGCACACGACCTTCGTTTCGGTGGCAACAGTGAGACTTATGACGCTGCTGCTCTATATCTGAATACAGATATGGGTCTAGATCACGTTGCTAATCAGTCTGAAGAAACACTGTACGCCTTCAAGATGGCTCGTGATATGTCCATTCTCGCGATGCAGAATAGACTTGGTTTCGTACCCTACGAGGATACAAGCACTACTAACCAAGGTCAGGCACAGGTTCGCGATACGTACTATGCAAACGCAACTCCAGACATCTATTACGATGCTGCGAATTTGCTTGAGTCAAACTGGGATTTCATTGCTTCCACTGCAATGGGTCGTGGTCTTGCTCAATATCCTTCACTGGTTGTTCCTGGTGGTAATCAGAACTGCATCGATGACATTAAAGACATTCTGAAAGAACTGATCTTTAACCTGAAGCACGGTGGTAACAACAAGGTTTGGTACGCAACTGAGTTCTATATCAGTAGCTCTAACGCTATCATCCACGTTACTTCTCAGGCAACTGAAACTAAGTACATTATGGAGCAGGCACGTGACATTGCCATTGAGGTAATGCGTCAGCAGACTGTCACCACTAATGCTACAACTCAGGGAACTCAAATTACTGATCCTACGATTACTGTTGATAGCAACAGTCCTGCTTGTGCTGACGTAGCATCTGCTATTACAACTTTGATGGGTATTCCTATCAACCTGTTTACTGCTGCTAACTACCAGACTTATCTGGATGGCATCACCAGAACTCTGCCGCTTGAGTGGCCACTGACTGGTGATCGTGGAGTCCGTCGCGACATTTCCATCACGTACGACAGTGCTGGCAATGGAAATTGCGCGGTGCAGGCTGCTGCGATTACTACCCTGATGGACATCCTTATTAATACTGTTAAGGAAGCTGCAGCAGGTAACGCAAGTCACTTGAATTCTGTTACTAGAACTCTCCCTGTTACTACTAATACTGAGTATAAGGGTGGTACTTGCTACAACGTCATTTCTGCATCCAACGTACTGTTCGACGTTTTGATGAACGGTCTTGGTAGTGGTAATGAGATGTATAAGCAGACTGCTCGCGTACTGATGTATAACGATCAGTATCTGAGAGAAGAGGCATTCGAGCAAACACTTTCTCAGTATCCTGGTTACGGTGGTTCTAATACCTTCTCTGATGACATCCTGAATGCAATCGTTTATGACTACATCACTGACGGTAATGCTAAGACACTAGAATTGGTTAATAGTTGGTTTGACTCCGAAGGAAACTTCGTTGCATATCCAACGCTCTTTAGAACTCGCGTTCTCTATCACGCGCAGAAGGTTCAGGAGCATATGACCAACCTCATCCAACAGGATGCTCCTAATCCTGGTGTCTGGGCTAACCAACCTACGTACACTGATAGAGAACTTCGTTCCACACCGACTGCGGTTCATAAACTGAACCAACTGTTCCACCTGATTCTTACTGCTCTTGCAGAGTCTACCTATCCTACGGTTTCTCTCAGATATACATTTGATGCTGGTGTTGCAGTCACTTCTAATGGTATTGATGTTACTTCTCACCCATTTGAAGCGTATGACAAGGTTAGGTATGTTGTTCTTGGAACTGCAATCGCTGAATTGAATCGTGAATTCTATTACATTCACCCCAGCACAACTGCAACTAAGATTTACCTTGCAGAATATATCGATGGTGATGCAATAAGCATCAGCGCAGGTGTACCTTCCCAGATTCATACCCTGGAAGTTGTGAGAGATCCTGGCGTTGATCGTGTGCCCATCACATATGGTATGCGTGAAGTTCCTACACCCATCAATGCAGGATTTAACCTCGCGGACGTTATCTACGGTGCCACTACTGGTGCATATGCAGAAATCGTTCGTGTACAAGATAACCTGGCAGAAATTATGTACCAGGTTAAGTACATCGCACTTACTAACTTCTCTGCTGCTCAAGCAGGTGGTCTGAAGTTTGTGAATGGTGAAACTGTCGTTGTTCAGGGTGCCACTTCTAATACTGGCACAATCCTCGCAACCGATAATGCAACGTACATCAAGATGCTTGCTCCTGTTGGTACCTTTACCGCTGGTAACACCCTTGAGGGTCAAACATCTGGTGCAACCGCAGACTACGCCAGTGAGCACGATAGAATTTTGGTCAACTTCCGTCAGGGCGAGTTCATCGCAACTGACAAGATCTTCTCTGTCAACACATCTTCTAAGGCAACTGCCCTGATTGTTAGAAATAACAACGGTGCTTTGATCGATAACCAAGCAGGTAAAATTACCTATGACATCGAAACTGTCACTGGTGAATTTGCGGCAAATGACGTTATTTACGGTTCCGTTACCGATCAGATTATTGAGATTGAATCCTTCCAGACTCTACCCAACTTTGGTGAGTATGTGCACGGTAGAGAAATTACTCGCCTGACTTATTCCCAGTTGATCACTGATACTGGTGTTACCGACACATTTGAAGTTGGTGATATTCTCCAGATTCTCTCTGGTGGTATCAATATCGGTTGGCAGGTTACTGTTACCGAACTCGATACAAACAACAATTATCTGTACGTCGCAAACGTAACTAACGCACCTGAAGGTGTCACGATTGCCGACATTGCTGGTAATTCTACGTACACGGTTGCTAAGATTCCGCCTGGATCTTTGTTCCCAAGTGTTTATACCTTGGTTGCAGTTGTCACAATCACAAATACTTCTGCTTACGGTAAGATTGCCAAGATCTCCCAGTTTGGTACTCGTGCAGTTCTTCACCTGGAAGGATCTCAAGGTACGTTCCAGAAGAATTCTCAAATCATTGGTGACAATGGATTTAGAGGTGCTTGCTCGCAGGCAAGATACCTACGCGGTCGCGTACGTCGTTACTTCAGAGGTTTCGACGGTGTTCAGACCAACTTCAAACTGACTCAAGAAAACGGTACTGCATACTTCCCAGATCCCGCAGGTCATATGATGATCTTCGTGAATGGTATCCTGCAACCTCCTGGCGCAGACTACTCCTTCACTGCATTCTCTGACAACATCCAGTTCACTGAAGCACCTGCTGTTGGATCTACTTTCCACGGTGTCTATATGGGCAAACTGCGTCAGTTGGATGACATCTCCTTCGACTTCGACTCGTTGAGGAACTCCTT